TGCCATGTTCCGCAAGCTATCACCCAGCACCGTGTACAATTACCTGAACCGCTGGCAGAATAGGCTGGCCACCCACGCCGTGCGCAGCGCCGACAGGCAGATGCACATGGGCAAATATAAGCCCGCTTTCAGCTTCCAGCGGCCCAAGTACGCGGGCTCGCTGCTATCCATCGACGATAGGCAGCCACCATTCAAGTATGGCAACAACCAGCGGGTGTGGTACTACCTGGGCGAGGACGTGGCCAGCAAGGTGATTACCTGCTGGGTGAGCGGGCGCACCAAGGAGGGCATGATCATAGACTTCTACCGTCAGCTGGTGCGCAACTACCACGGGTGGGGGGTGCCACTACCGGCAGAGCTGGAGTGCGAGAGCAACCTGAACGCATCGTACAAGGACACCTTCCTACGCCCGGGCAGCATGTTCCAGCACGTGCGCATTGAGGCCAACAACGCAAGGGGGAAAATTGTAGAGAGCGACGTGAACCATGAGATGCGCTACGAGCATGAGAAGAGGGAGGAGGGATGGCAGGGCCGCCCCCACGCACGGAGCGAGGCCAACCAGCCCAGCCCCAATGCCGATAAGGTGGTGCGCACTTACGACTCCATAGTGGCAATGGTCAACACCAAGATAGAGGATTTCAATAACAGGCCGCACCACAACCCCGACCACGAGGGGCAGACCCGCTGGGAGTACTTCCTGGATAACCAGAACCCCAACCTGCAGCCCACCAACTACCGCCGCTTCATGCGCCACGTGGGCTACCACACCGAGACCTCGGTGAACGTGGGCAATATACGGCTGAACAACGGCGAGTACCTGCTGGGCATGGATGGTGAGATTGCTTTAGGTGATACTCTTATCAACCTGATGAAGCAGGTGGAGGGCAGGGCGGTGGACGTGTACTGGCTGGATGGCAACGACGGTGAGATGATAGCCGCCTACGTGTATCTGCGGGGCGATGACAGGCTGATATGCGAGGCCATTGCCAAGCCGCGCCCACAGTGTGCCAGGGTGGAGCGCACCCAGCGCGACCACGAGCTGCACGAGCTGTACGCCAAGTACGTGGCCACGGTGGAGGGCTACGCCAGGGAGCGCAGGAAGCAGCTGGAGGCGGTGGTAACCCTGAAGACCGACAAGCAACCCGAGCATGCGCCCACCCGCCTATTCCGTATGGATGCCCAGGGGGTTTCGGGCGGAACGGTGGAGCGTGAAAACCATATTCCCGATGCCGGGAAGATGGTGAATACACCCCATCACCACAACGGGGTGGAGATACTGCCCGAACCCGAGGATGACGATTTAATTGATATTGAAAGAGACTTTAAACAGGATCTGTACAGCAGATTCTAGTACTAACCTTTAATGCAATTATCATGATAAACCTAACAGACGATTTTAAAAACAAGGTGGTGGATGCCCTGTTGACGCAGCGCAAGAACTTTGGCGGCACCGACACCATGTTCGCCAAGCAGTGGGGCCTTAGCGCCTCCGTGTTCTCGCGCCTGAAGAATGGCGAGCTCACTGGGCTGGTGCGCGATAGCCAGTGGCTCAATATGGGCCGTGAGCTGGGCGTAACCACCAGCCAGCGCAAGTGGAACACGGCCAAAACCGACGTGTTCACCATCATTGAGGAGGACATTCGCTTCTGCCAGCAGTACAGCAAGAGCCGTATATGCGTGGACGATTGCGGGATAGGCAAGACCTACACCGCACGCTACCTGAGCCGTACGCTCAAGAACTGCTTCTACGTGGATGCCTCGCAGGGTAAAACCCGCCGCCAGTTCATCAAGCTGGTGGCCAAGGCCATTGGCATTGATACCAACGATAAGTACGACAACATCAAGGCCAACGTGAAGTACTACCTGCGCACCATCGAAACGCCCGTGGTGATAGTGGACGAGGCGGGCGACCTGGACTACGGCGCGTTCATGGACCTGAAGGAGCTATGGAACGGCACCGAGAACGCCTGCGCCTGGTACCTGATGGGTGCCGATGGGCTTCGCCGCAAGATAGAGCGGGGTATAAGCAACCAGAAGGTGGGCTACAGGGAGATGTTCAGCCGCATGAGCGAGCGTTTCACCCAGCCCGTGCCCGTGGGCAAGGAGGCCCGGGTGGCATTCTACAAGAAGCTGATCACCGACGTGCTGAGGGCCAACATGAGCGACACCGCCGAGCTCAACAGCATTGTGAAGCGGTGCCTAGTGCTAGACCACGGTGGCGATATTGGCGGGCTGCGCCGCGCCGAGAGCTTACTCATCCTAAACCAGCGCAGCAATGGCTAGGGCGCTCACCATAAAGAACATCTACGACAAGAGGTACAAAACCCTACCGCTGGAGGGCGACTGGGCCCGCGCCATGGGCGAGCCCGAGCACAACGGGCTGTGGCTGATGTACGGCAAGGACAAGAACGGTAAAACGTGGTTCGCCCTCAAACTCGCCGATGAGCTGAGCAGGAACGACCGGGTGCTGTACGTGAGCGCCGAGGAGGGCATAGCCAAGGCGTTTCGCGACACCTGCCTGAGGGTGGGTATCGACACCAATAATAGGCGGCTTCATGCCATAGACTACGAACCGCTGGAATCCCTAGCCGAGCGGCTCTCCAAGCCCCGCAGCGCACGGGTGGTGGTGGTCGATAACCTAACCATATACCGCGATGAGCTGAAAGGGAATGAGCTGCACAACTTTGCCGGCCACTTCCCGGAGAAGCTATTCATATTCCTGGCACACGAGGAGCGCAATGCGCCCTACAGCGCCGTGGGTAAGCTGGCGCACAAGCTGGCAAAAATCATTATTCACATCAAAGGGCTATCGGCGAATATCTATGGAAGGTGCCCCGGTGGCGTGCTGAGCATCGACGAGCGGCGCAGCAAGCTGTACTGGGGCGAGCCAACGCCCGACAATGAGGAGGACGAACAATGAAACAGAGACAACGAGGGGTTTACGACCGCTTCTACTCGCTGCTGAGCATGATGCCAGCCGACGATAAGGAGGAGCTCAAGGAGCAGCTGGTGTGGCAGTATAGCAATATGCTCACCGTATCGCTGCGGGAGTTTGCCCAAAGCAGGCCCGACGACTACAGGCGCATGCTTGCCGATATGCAGAGCGAGGTGAACAGGCTGAACCCCGCCCGTTTCCAACAGCAGGAGACCAAGCGGCTGCGCAGCGCCATACTGCACCGCCTGCAGAAGTACGGCGTGGACACCACCAGTTGGGAGGTGGTGAACCGCTTCCTGGAGCAGCCCCGCATTGCGGGTAAGCGGCTCTACAATATGAGCATTGACGAGATGAACGCCCTAATCCCCAAGCTGGAGAACATCCTGCGTAAGCAGATGGTGGCGCGGGAACGGGAGCGGGAGCTGACCCTAAAGAACTAGCGCCATGGAAGTATCAACCCGAGAGGACTTGAAGCGGCTCAGGGCAAAGGTGCAGAGCATAGATGCCCGTATTGATGAGCTGGAAAGGCGCATGCGCCGTGCCACCGTCGATGAGTATATCGACCTGCTGCGGCAGCATAGCGCCCTACACATCAAGCGGCAGGCCGTGAGCGACCACCTGCTGAGGATTACCAAGAGGGACTTTAAGAAGGACGTGCCCGAGAGCATGGGCTACCAGATAGTCGGATTACCAAACAATAAAAAGTACAAACCATGACAGAGAGAACGATTGACCCCGCCCAGCGCCCCGCCGAAGTGGTGGAGCTGGAGGCCAAGGCGCTGGGAACCCTAGTGGAGCGCCGCCACGAATGGTTGAACGAGCCCAACAACAGGCTCCGTAGCACTTACAGCTCCGTGAAGAGGGACACGGCGGAGATGGAGCGGAGGCTCGCAGAGCTTGCGGAAGAATTGGAAAACGCACTAAAAATCAACTAAAATGGCAAAACAGACAGGAAAGATTTGGACGGATGCGGGTGGCCGCCAGATGGAGGCCATCATCATCAACCCGGTGCTGCGCACCGAGGAGAAGCACGCCCAGCGCGTGGCCACGCTGGCGCTAAGGGCAGAGAAGGCGCTGGAGCAGCTCAACGAGGCCATCGACAGGGCGCAGGAGGAGGTGTTTGAGGCGAAGCTGAAGGACGCCAAGATATTTGAGCGCCGCCTACCCACCCCCGATAGCATGACCTTCTCAGCATTCGACAAGAGCATACTGGTGGACATCAAAACGTCGCGCAGGCTGCTGTTCGATAAGACCATGGTGGGCATCATCAAGTCGAAGTTCGAGGAGTTCTTCGCCGAGTTCGACGCCGACGACAAGGGCAGCGCACGGGTGGCGTTCCTGCGCGAGCTGGTGAACTCGCTGCTGTACAAGAGCGGTGGCGACCTGGACCAGGCCAGCGTGAACGAGATACGCAGCCACAAGGACACCGCCGAGCGCATGAAGTTCGCCGGGTGGGAGAAGTTTGTGGACGCCGTGAACCTGTTCGACAAGGCCATACGGGCCGAGCCGGGCAACAGGCTATTCTACATCGACGTGAAGGACGACAACGGGCGCATGCGCCGCGTGGCCCTGAAATATACCGATGTGCAATGACGATGGATGAGATCAGCACGGTGGTGTCAAACCTCATTGGCATTGATGTGGCGGACATAAGGCAGTCCAACGGCATGAGCCGCAAGGACAGCATTGTGATTGCCCGCCATGCGGTCATATCGCTGGCCCGCGAGCGGACGGAGCTGACGCTTTCGAGAATCGCAGATTATTTCAATTTTGTATCGCACGCATCCATTATTAACGCGGTGAAGAAGTGCAACCATATGCGTGATACCAATAGGGAATTTCGTCACCTATACCTCCGTGCCAAGAAGGTGTTGGATATGGACAAAGTGGAGCGCGAGCTGATGTTCGACTTCCTGCCATTTGTGTATATAGCCAACGTGAATTGATATGAGCGGAGAGAAGAGAGCCAACAGGCGCAGGCTGTTCGTCACAGCATTCATGCAGGTGTTCCTGGTGAGTGCCAACACCTACTTCATCAGCAGGGTGGCGTGGATTGGGGTGGCAGCCTGCGGCTTTGGCATATCGTACCTGTGGACGCTCAACGTGCGGCGCATATCGGTGAGCCACACAACCGATAGGCTGATATACGCATCCGGTGCCATGCTGGGCGGGATGTGCGGTGTGATGTTTTCAACCCTAATACTGAAATGACATGATGGAGTACACAATGCGCTCGCCCCGATGGGAGGGCGACATTCGACTGAAGTTCCACGACAACGGCTTCCTGGCCGAGGCCACCATGCCCGAGCAGATCGATATTGCAGCAGCAAGGCATATGTGTGGCATATTCCCCGTACATGTGAGCATCCTGCGCTGGTTCAGAGAGCACACCCTGGTGAAGATCACCGCCATTGAGCCCGATCTGCATTTCGACGATTTTTGGAAGGCGTACAATCAAAAACGAGGTTCAAAGATAAGGGCACAGCAGTACTGGGATGGTGATAAACGAACGCTTAATAAACGGCCAATTACGGTATCGGATAGGCAGGATATTATGAAGATGATAAGGCGTTACGAAAGCCGTTTTAAAGGCGATAAAAAGGAGTTTCAACCCCTGGCCTCGTCGTTCCTGAACGGTAGGATGTGGGAGGCCGAAATGGAAACCCTGGCACGCCGTCAGGAGATTGATCTGCTGAAACTGATTGAGGAAAGGAGGAAAAACAATGAACAATGAGCAATTACGAATTGATAATTACTAATTACTAATTGATAATTGAACTATGGCAAACCACGAGATTAGATACAAATGTTGGATGTGCGGGCACTGCTACGATGTGCGACTGGAAACCGAGTGCCCGGAATGCGGAACAGTGAGCCGCTATGCCTCGCGAACCGACGAGGTGAACGCCGATGTGCTGAAAGGGCTTGGGTTTGAAGAGGAGAGGTATTTCGACCGCGATTTTGCCGACTTCGACAACATCGAGGTGGTGGACTGGAGAATGCACATCGCTGCCGATTGCGCTCTTGTGCTATCGGAGTATCGCGTGGCCGAGTCACCCGGCAAATTCGAGTTGAAAGAACGAACAGCCGAGCTGGTTGTGGGCGATAGCAGCGTGGAGCTGGTGTTTAACGATTCCGCCGAGCTGCTGGGGCTGATGGCCAAACTGAAGAAGATGGTAAAACATTAAACCGTACAATATGATGGGAATATTGCAAATAGTGATAGCCATCGCCACCATACTGATCATTGTGCTGGTGCTGGCAAGGTTGGCGATTCGCAGCAAGTACTTTGCATTCCACAGGCTCTTTGAGCAGGGGTATATCCTTACCAGCCCCGGGCTCAAGGCCGTGTGGTTTGAGAGCTATACTGAAGCAGACGGCTACAGGCAGCGCGCCCGTGAGCGAGGTATTGAGTACGATATCTACCGGGTGCATAATGGCGAAATAGTGATACTGCCGTTCTAAAAACAAAAAAAAGCATGGCATACTGTCCAAAAAATAAGCTTCTGTTTTACAAAAAGGTTGTAGATTTGGTGAATAAGCATTTTATCCCGGATATAACGACCTACGCAGGTATCTGGCGGAGGTACATAAAGCCGGCATACCCCATGAGCTACCGTACGTTTATGAAGATAATGGCCATGCCCGTGGACCGTATGCTTAAGGAGCTGGAAGAGGAGGAAAACACTAATGTTGAACCTAAATAATAGAGACATGAAAAAGATGCTGAGTATTTTATTCGTTTTGACTGTTATCTTGACTGCCTGTAATCAAAAAAACAATTATTATTATGTTGAGATTGTTGAGGAGCAGGGTTTATTTGGAAGACCCTCAGAAATCAAGGAACAGGAAAGGAGAACTATTAAAGCCGAAAATGACACCGCAGCGTACATTGAAGCATACAAGTTGTTCGCCATTTCTCAAAAAGTAAAAATAAACATGGAAAGGGACGGCTTTGAAACGTCTAAAACACCAATAAACTTTAAACTTATCAATAAAGATGGCAGGAACATAGCAGCGATAGAATTTAAAAGCAAGGCTGCGTTAGAGGCTGCAATATATGAAGATATAGTAGGCAGTTTCATTGATACCCATGCAACAAAAGAAGTTATAAAAGTTGATGGTGTGAAATATATTAGAGGGTTATCCCCTGTCGACATATATATGAACTTGGAGAAACAGGGCTTTAAAACCACTAAGCATTTCAATAAAGAATGGGGTAATACGTGGACATCAACAAAAAGTTATAGTGGGATATCATACGAGGTTGTTGCGTATAGTACGAGTGCTGATAATGTAGAGTCTGTATCAGCCACTGCCATTATTGACGTACTCCAAAAGGATATTATCTCAACGCAACAGTTTTTTTCCTACATTTCGTCTTTGCCTTATACCAATTCAAATCCACAACAAGCCAGCAAGTGGGTGATAGATAACTTTAATAAAAACAATTCATCTGTTGCTATTGGAGATGCTACATTCACAATATTTGCGCCATCCAAAGCCACAAGAACTCTTACAATAGAAAAAACAAAATAGCATTTTTTTTGAAATTACTAAAATAATGTTATACATTTGCCCTTGCGTGACATTTCCTGTGTAGGGGCAATTATCTGAATTGTTGAGACAAATAGTTTTGCCCAGGGTGGTCAAGTCGAAAGGCTTGACGGCTTCTCAAGCCCCGCTTGGAAGTGTCACGCACGCCCTGGGCTCTTTTATTAACTAAATTTTATTACAATGCGTGATGTAATGAATGAAAAGCAACCTTTGATGTTGCAGGTTACGGATGGCTTGTCCGTAACGGTACTACCACACACAAGCCATGAATTTCTAATGAGCACACAGGATGTCGCAAGAGGTTATGGCATCAATGACAATTCTCTTCGCTCGCAATTTTCAAGGTTAAAAGACGAGTTTATTGAAGGAAAGCACTTTGTAAGAGGTGCTGCAATTTGCAGCACCTATCAAAGAAGGGTGCAACCGCACCAAACCTTTTGGACAAAGCGGGGTGTGGTTCGGCTGGGGTTCTTTATAAAAACGGAACGCGCCAAGCTGTTCCGCGATTGGGCGGAGGAGCTTGTGCTAAACGTAATGGGGCAGAAAGTTCCTGCACTACCACCTGCTCCTAAGCGCAACCATAACCGTCTTACCCAAGAGCGTCTTATAGACATATTGGTTGATGTGTGCCGCATTGAGGATAGGGAGCTACGGCTAAGCCTTACCGATAAGCTAATGGGAGGGCAGCAGCAATGAGAACCGAGTATGTAAACCTAAAGAGCGAGCTTACCCGGGAGCTGGATGCCGCTCTTGCCGGTGGGCTAGAAGCCTACCGCACCCGCACCATCTGTGCCTGCCGCTACCCCAACAACCGCCGCAATGCGGTGCTATGCGCCAAGGGCAGCAGAATTGTAAAAGCCGTAATTAGGTGCAAGCAGTGCGCCAAGGAAGGGGGTGTGCAATGATTACCGTAGCCGATAATGGCCGCTTTGTGGTGGAGTTCTCACCGCACTTTGGAGGCGAGGAGTGGCTCAACCGCGTAAGAGGTTTGGTAAACCTAGTGATGAATGTTGACCAGGACTTTCTTAACAAGGAGGATGTGTACCACGCCATGAGCATGATTGAGGATTTGCTACCCGATGAGGATAGCGCCATAGCCATGTTTAAGGTGCTGGGAGTGGAGCGAAGTGAGTGAAATGCACTTCGGCTGATTTGCAGACGATTACCCCTGACAGGGTTTAGAACCCTGTCAGGGGTTTTTTAATGGGTTTTGGTGGGGTTAACCCTGTCAGGTTTTGGAACCCTGTCAGGTTTTTTTTATTTACCACCCAAGATCCTTTTCATTTGTGCGGTGCATATCTCCATTACCTTTCTATCGAGCACCTTACTTTTACCCATAAACTGGCGTTTGGGTATCACCACGTTGTGCTTACGCCCCGCAGTGGTGGTGCCTTCATTATGGGCAGCAGCATAATCCTTATCACTACCCGCCCCTTTGGTGTCGCTCTTTACCACCACCATGCCGGGCTGTGGGGTGTAGTCGATGGAACGGCCCAGATCGCCTGAGTTGGTCAGTATTGGCTGTGTTTCGGACGCTGGAGTGCGCCCGCTTCGTGTCCGCCTTTTTCTTGGGTTGGTGCGCCGCTTCACATCCTGCCACTTTACCAGCACCTCGTCGGTAAAGCCCTCGTTCTGGAAGCTATCCTTAAAATGCTTCACCGCCTTGGCACCCACAAGGTGGGGCAGGGTGCGGTTGAACCAGTCCTGAAACTCGCGGTTACTCTGCGCCAACCGCTTTATATGCTCTTCAGGTTTCATTTTATTGGGGTTTTATTTGCTTTTAAATAGTTTTTAAACGTATCTTTGTAATCACAAGCCGCGATAACTTCAAGGCCCCACCTGATGCCCTACCAACGCAAGTTGTTAGGGCATTAGCCCTTTAATAAGGTTAACTAGGGCGGAGCGGTTTATATCTTTTGCCGTTAAAACAATACTTTTCTCACCAAAAACAAGCCAACATTCAATCACCCTACCTGAAGTAAAGTCGTTGCTTCGGTTCAATATCTTACCAACAACCTTATTTACATCTAGTGGTCGAGATGTGTCGAAGTGCGCATTAAAATCAATAATAACCGATTTACACCCTTGCCTACGTAAAGCCCTGTTAAACCCGTTTGCAATACCACTATAGCCCTCTATTCGCTTAGCATCGGAGATATACCCATTAATTAGGTATTCGGGGTTTTTAATTCCGTCTGCCACTATATGTGGTCGTATGGATATGCTTTTCAACTCAGGATTCTGAGCCAGTATTCGCCCTGTTAGTATATTGTCTGTAAATTCCCTATTATCGGCAATCACGCTAATTTGCAGCTTGCTTTTAGTATCGGGGTAGCTAAAGCTGCACACCTCGTCGGGCGTTAGCCTTGTTTTGCTAATGTAGGTTGCCCTGTCTGTAATCAGCTCGTAGGTTTGGGCGGGGTTCCCCTCCAGCCCCCTAGCTGGTGCTATATATTCACTCTCATCCGGTGCCTGGGTGCTACCCTTAGCGGTCTCTATCCAGTCGCATTTGCAGTTCCATAGGTTGCCCGGCTGGTTCTCGTTCCAAAAGGGGTCACCCTTGGGCAGTATCATGCCGGCATACAGTCGGTGCTCCTCGCGCGGGTTGGCGCTGCGGGTGCGAATCCATTGCAAATTGGGTAACACATCGGCACGCTCCATAAATGTGGCAAACTGCTTGGCCGTACGTGTACGGCTTACCGTGGTGTTATACTCTGTGGACTGATAGCGGTTGAAAGTTTTGAGCAGGCTTTTACCTATTTTGTCAAACTCATCGGGTTTGGCAGCTCTGGCTCGTTCCAGCGTTCTTATGGCATAGTCGGCTTTATGGGCTGCAAATTTGCTCACATTCTTCTCAAACCTGAATAGGTATTCCAACTCTTTGGGGTTGGTGGTGCTCGGTTTATACACATGTCCC